TGATCACTACCTATGAACTCTTTACCGTATTCGTCGGCAAGCTCTTCATGTACACCGAGTGCAAAAGCGGTCATAGATTTTTTACTTCCATACCACGGATTTTTAGCGGTCCAGTTTTGAAGTTTGGGGTCAGTTGGACGTGCTTGTTCCTGCACTTGTGGTATTTGTACCTCATTTTCGAAGTTTTGTAAAGTAGGGCGATAGTTTTTCGCACTATTTAGTTTTAGTGTTGCGTCGGTCATACGTTGCTGAGCTTCGATAATCTTGTCAGCTTCGCCTGTTTCTAACGCTTCCCTATACCCTCTTTTAGCGATTTCTACTGCCAATTCAGCCGCGTTTGTGGCTGTAGACATGTACTCTTTCTCGCCAGAAGACAAAGTAGACCTGAGTCTTTTATTCTCCTCAAGAAGTTTTTGAGCAGCTTCAATAGCAGCTTGACGCTCTCTAGTAGCGGCTTCCTTTTCACGACGTTCATCGTGCCAGACTTTCTTCATCTGGATAAGCTTTTCTTTAGCTTCTACGCTGTACTTATCTANCTCATCTACTTCTANTTTCTCAACGATNTCTTTGGGCATAGGCTGGCGCCCACGGTCCTCGGGGGGTGTATCGTCTTCTAGTTCAATGTCTATCTCAACATCGGGTTTACCCTTATTTACAGGTTCTATCTCGTCAGGAAATTTGTATTGTTCCATTTATGTTGGTCCTTAAGATTTACGTTTAATACCACGTGGATCATCTACCGTACCTTCGACTGTGTCGTCGTTGATAAGGCGGAATTCTCTACCGTGAATGACTAAGCGAGTACCGGCATTGGGTCTAACAAGAACAAAGTCTCCTGTTTTACACCAAGGNCCAGATGGAAATTTAGCAGTNTCTTTATAAGCATCANGTCCCATAGATACAACAAAGAGTACTGTTGTGAGCATCTCGTCATAGTGAATGGTTTGATCAGCTTTAATAATACCGCTATCGAACTCTTTTTCTTGTTCGGGTATTGCACACAGGATTTTGTAGCCTGCGGGTCTTGGCAGTTGCTTAGCTTTTTCTTCTTCCGTTTTGTGAAAGATTCTNTCTAAGTCAATCGCCAAGGATGGGTCGATTTTAGTCATCGTCGGAATGCTCCAAGTGTTTTATGAGGTCGTTTGCNTANTCACGTGCGAACGATAGACCCCGAATCTCGCCGCACAATNTTGAATACTCGTTATGGTCGACGCATTGTCCTCCGCCAACCCACTGTTTTAACGAATCAATTTTTTTGTCAATCTCGTTAATTACTGTTTCGAGTTCTNTCATTCTTTACCTTTCTTTGTTTCTGGCTCAGGTTTTTGTTGCTGATTCATTAAACTTGCCATGTGTTGATGTGCGTGGTCGCTACGNTTTTGATTTGTNTGATGCTCAAGGTTGTTTTTCTGTTGACCTTGTTGNTGCTGCANATTAGTCATATGCTTTGTTAGGTCAATCGCGCTGGTCAGCCCTGCGCGTTGAGATTCCCTATCGTGCATCTCTGTATCGGCTTTAGCTTTAATTGCAGCGTTGAGTCCAGCTTGCTGTTGTTGCGTCTGGATGCGTTGCTGTTCAAGCTGTAGCTGTGCTTGTTTATAAGCTTGCTCTGCTCTGTCGTTAGCAATCTTGCGTTGCAAGTCTTGCGCTTTAATCTGCAAGTCTTGTTGCTGAAGCTGAATAAGCGGGTCTTGCTGTTGTTGCTGGGCTTGTTGTTGCTGAGCCTCTTGCTGATGTTGTTGCAATAGTCTTTGTGAAGCCTGGGCTGCAAGCTGAGATATGCGAATCTCCATATCTTTCGGAATAGTCTCTTGCTCGCCGTACAAGCTGTCGTCTTTTTCTTCTGGTAGCGTAATGCCCATCGCTTGTTCCATTTGCTTGCGATACTCGTAGCCTAAATGTTCTGCGATATGAGCTTGCATAGCTGACTGCATCTGCTGTGCCATCGGGTTTTGACCAATAATTTGCATGATTTTCGGGTCTTGCATGGCTGACATATGGACTGTGATATGCGCCTGGTGGTCTTGATATAAGAACGCTTTTACGGGTTTTAACGCAATAATGTTTTGATTTTCTGTTATTGGGTCGGTTGGAGTCATATCCTCGTCCAACTTAACCAACTTCTGTGCGTTCTTAATACCCAGCACATCTAGCATCTGCCTATATAAGAGTGCCATATTAAATAGCTGAGGCTGACCTTGCGCTAGTTGCAGCACTGCTTGGTACTGCACAATCTTTTGAGCCATTGTCGCGGCGTTGGGATCGCTGACTGGGTGAATATCACACATGTCATAGTCAGACTGTTTAGCACGGCGATCTGCATTGTCAGGCTCATACTCGTAATCTTCTGGCGTGTCGTCACGAATAATGTCACGTAGCAAGCAAAGTTCTAGCTTCATTGCATAGTGAATGCGGGCTTGAACAGCACTCATTACTTTAAGAGTACGCTCTAGGATAGCCAATGTAGTTCCGACTGGAGCTGCGGCTGACATATCAGATACAGTCAAATCAGCTGTATTTGCAAACCTACGACCGTCTTCTACGATCTGGTTTAAGAGCGTCATCAATACTTGGCTAGGCTCTTTGTATGGAAGCGGCATGACGTTGTCACGCATTGTTCCGCTTGGGACGTCTACGTCGCGGAACTCTCCAGGGCTTATTGGGGTGTCGTCACCCTTGATGCGTAAGCCTTTAGTTTTGAAACCGCCTGGGAGGTTAGATAATGTACCAGCATCCACAAGCTGACGAATAAGGCTTGTACCAGACTTAGCAAAAGAACCAATAAGATGTATAAGCCCAAAAGCATAAAAACCAAAGCCTGGAATGTAAGAGTAGTGAACAAAGTGATTACGCTTTTTGCGCAATTTATCCTCTTTCTTCCAGTTTCTACGAATTGATAAGACATTAGCGGTTCCTTTTTCTATTGTTATCACATATGGAAGAGCAATGCCATCATCGTCTTCGTAGCCTTCTAAGTCACGGTCAACGTGCATCTCAAGAATCTTATAGCGGTCGTCTGACGTTGCGCGAAAGCCCATGTTCTCCGCAATCTTTTTCTCAACTTCATCAAGATTGTTAACAGGGTCGCCAAGGTCAATGTCACGGTAAAAACCTGCCACTTGGAGTTTGCGTACCTCGTTCTCAGTCTTGCGCATTACGTGGGTAACGCGTGGGCTTGTTTGCAAGCTTGACGCACCGTACGGTACAACTAAGTCATCAGCAGATACGAACATCGCAGCGGGGCGGTTTGTATCTGGGTCAAAATAAACTTTCTTAAATGCGTTACCGGCTAGACCTAAACCCCACACCATACGCTCATGCTCTGGTCTGTACTCGACCATCTCATCTGTAATGCGAAAATTCATATCATCTTGCACGCGTTGAGCTGCATCTTTTTTCTCTGGCGTCTCACGTCCGATGATTTGGGTTTTAACAGGTCCAGTTGCGGGTAGCGTTTCCATAACTGTCTCAGCTTGGAATTTAACTATTGCTTCAGCAAGCAGTGGGTGATAAACCCCGCAAGCTCCCTCCCAAGGCTCACTTCGCTCTTCAATCTTAAGACCTAGAAGTTCTAATCCATCAACGTATGTTTGCATCCAATCTTTGCGGGACGCAACGTCATCATCGTAGTCTGATAACAACTCACTTGCAATTGCTGCAAGCGTACTCTCATCCATAAACTCAGCAAGGTTAGCATCAAAGTCTTTCTTTGATGGGCCAGGCATCATATCAATAGATAGATCGCCTATATTTATAGTGACGTCATCTGGGTTTTCTATTTCAATTTCGAGGTCTGGTTCATCGTCCATCATCGGTAATTGATCTATGCCTTGCGGCGCCTGGGAGAGAGCTTTATCTAACATGGTAGTCCTTAATAATATGATTTGCGCCGGTTGGACTTAAAGTAAATTACTTCGTCCTCTTCGTCGGAGTCGAGGCGGATGAACCCGCCTTTGCGAAAACGAATGATTGCTTGGGATGTGGAGTCAACCAAGTCGTCGTGTTCTCCTGACGGGAAACTTGCTACTTCTTCAACTACTTCTTCAGCCCATGATGTTCTTGGCACCCAGACCCTGCCACTAGCAAATATATCCGCACAGGAATTTAACCTNGCTACTTTATCATTTCCTGCTGANGGTGTGAAGTCTTGAACAGGTATGCCCATTGCCCTCATCTCGGACACTAGCGGAGCACCCGACGCCTTAGCCTCTATTATGATTGAATCCGGACTCCAGTCTTTATATTGTTCGTACGCAACTTTCTTTAGCTCTGGAAACTCCATGCGCCTTTTAAAAGCATTGAGTAATATGATATTTGCTTGGTTAACGCCTCTATCATCTGGGCGATCAAAGATACCCCAAGTTGTACAAGCTGAGTAGTCACTACGCTGAGTTTTAAGAAATGCAGTATCCCAAGACTGGATAATAAAATTAACATAGGGCGGATGATCTTCTTCCCACCATTGCCACCATTCACGCTTGATGATCGCCGATACATCGCTGGTTGGCTGCTGCATNTACTGAGCTTGCCATTTAGCATTGGGCAATTCAGCTTTNAACGCCTCTAATTCGCTAATGTTCCAAAACTCTGGCCATAGGGGTTTACCCGAAGGTAGTATTGCTGGAAATTCAATAACTTCCCAGTCCTCATTGCTACGTTGCGCCGCAGCTTTAAGCACCTGACCGGTCAAATCTTTCTTAGACCAGCGAGTCATAACCATAATAATAGAGCCGCCTGGTTGCAAACGCTGTCTTGGACCTGACGTATACCACTCGTAGGTCTTGTCGTAAATCTCTGGGTTACTTTCGCTTAGCGCAGCTTCTTGCTCAGAGTGCGGGTCGTCAATAATGAGAATATCCGCACCTTTACCCGTGACAGCACCGCCCACACCGATAGCAAAATAGTCTCCGCCCTCGTTAGTTGCCCACCTGCCAGCTGCCTTGGAATCAGACTGGAGTCCAACTCCAGGGAA